GTGCGTAAACTTGTATACACAACCGGTATGATACTGAGTATAACATGCGCGGTATCTTCTGTTCAGGCCAGCACATTGACGGAAAGCCTTTCACGTTGCGACGCGAATTTTTTCCAGGAAATTTATCATCAGAAAAGTAAACTTAATGTGTTGGCTCCTCTCACTATAGGTGAGCATCATCTGGCATGGTTCAAAGGCCCAGCCGATGACAATGGCAGAATATGGTTCACCCAACCTTTGAAAGAACTAAATCTGACGATTTCAGGCTATTACCTTCAAACCAGCGATCTCGAAGAGATCAATGACGGAAAATTTTATTACTGGGGCATGATTTTGCAAAATTCGCCTCAAGAAGTGATGAACGCACTTAACCATCTGAAGTGGGTGAAAGCAGGTGATTACTCTATTACTCAGGCAATGATAAAAGAAGGACCTGACAGTAACTGGAAAATCAATAATCAAGCTGTAAGTGGTATTGCCCCCGCCAAAAAAAGCACAGAAAAGATTTTGATTCTAAGTAAAGATAAGAATGGTTCGTTATTACTTTGCTCAATTCAAGGTTATGTCACACCTGATATGCTTGCCGAGTTCAGACCTGATTTAAAGGAAAAAAAATAATATGAAAACTTCAATATGGCTTATGTTTTTTTTAATCACGGGATGTACTTTAAAAAATACGACATCACCTGATACACCAGCAGAACAACCTGCAGGTTTGGTTAAAGTAATGTCAGACAATAACGTTACTTCCTATGCAGACCTGCGAATAGTTTCTATGTATCAAGGTAATAGTCATTTGCGACAATTTTATATGATCAGTAATTATAAAGAAACGAAGCGTATCAGGTCGCAACCTCCCCTTTACGCAAACAGCTCACGAACGATCAATATCATTAATTGTGACAAAAATCAACGTTCCGTTATGGGATGGACTCTGTTTACTAAACCTTATGCCGAAGGCGATATCATTTACGCAAAACCTGATCTTGGACAATGGAAGGATTTTCCTTCTCAATCAATTATCGGCATGCTAGCTCAGTTACTGTGTAAAATCCCTCCCGACAGGCTGAAACCGGAGCCTGGTGAGGATATACGTAAGCCTTTATTAGGTAATTAAGCATAGTTAAAGTCGCGTATTGATCTGCTTACTTTTGGTTAATACGCGACTGCATTACAACTCTATCTAATAAAGAAAAACTTCGGATGTCTCCTTTTCGCTTAAAGCGGACTATGAATAATTAAGAATAGTTTTGCTCCAGCTGTAAGTCTGTGAAACATAATGATACCCACTTGGTTTTTGTGGGTACATTACCAGCCAGGCCGTAACATTTGAAATTGATACAGTAGATCAATAAGACAATATTGATCGCTTTTACCGATCATTTTAGAGACCAGTCTTTAGAAAAGAAACTGCCCGAAGATGATTTCATAACCTATATTTGCAGCGTTACTCAGGCTTATCCGGCCAAGCTATACCGTTATAGCTCTCTTCATCCGTCATGCCAGTCAGGTCCAGCGCTTTCAGTTCGCGGATATAGGCCATCCATGCCGTGAGGCTGGCCTTATCCTCATCAGTGATAGCGCCCAACATCAGTTCTATCCGCCAGTCTGCCGTTACGGTGTTGGCTTCATTTAATAGCTTCATGCGCGCGGTTTCGGCGCGTTCCTGCCAGATGATAACAGGCTCGGTTAAAATCGGGCGACCGTTTTCATCGGGTAAAATAATCTTACCTGCGGACTGCCCCAGCATTAACACATGATGCTCTTCCTTTGTGATGAGAACGCCACCATCAGGCCAGGTCCCCGCCGCCCGATAATGTTCTTCGAGCTCCAGCGGGTAAAATGTGTTTTCTTGCTGAAAATAATAATAATCGCTCATGTTATGCGCCTACTGCTATATAAAACGATGTCGGCTCCCCAGATTGGGCTAAATAGTTGAAAGCCGTTCGATCTAAAACCTGGACGTAAGCGTTCTGGTCGTGGAACCCACCAGCCCATACCAGAGAATGCAATACGCCAAAACATGCGCTCGGAAAGGCAATAGGAAAAGCAATTTTTGTTGTATCAGCAGAGCGTTTAGCAAAGCCCCACTGAAAAATCAGACCTGTGGACGTGTCCTTAAACCAACCGCTTGTCGCAAGGCTTCCTGAATTCTTAGCCTGAAAGCGAGCGTCAAAGTTACCCAAGTCGGATGGCATTAATTGTCCCGCAACGGCAACCCCACCAGCCACAAGAGAAATAGAAGAATTAGTGAGATAGTTACCCCACGTAACATTGTCCGAATTGGCGGAACCCTGCCCGAGATAAAAATGATTGGTATCGTCTGACTTACGCCCAAAAAAATAATAATTCGCGCCCGCCGTTTTGGGCTTGATAGTCAGGGCGCGCTGATCACCGCTAATTTCTACGAACCCATTAATTACGCCACCTGCACTTGTTACGTCGTTTTCCCATGACGACCAAATTTTACTGTCCCCTCTGTAAAAACGACGATAACAGATGTTTGAATTATAAGGCCGGTATTCCTGCGTACACCCTTCGGAACTGCCTCCGCTATTCTGGATAACATCAAGCGATCCGGCGACCGTTACAGGATAACCATTCGCCGCCGTCGCGTTTGCCGTGTACTGCTGAAAATAACGCCCAAATTTTGAGCCAGTCAGCGTGTTCAGGTGGGTGGTTCCCAACGCCCCACCATTAGGAATGGCGCTAACGTCGAACGCCGTCACGCTGTCTTTTAGCGCCAGCTTGCCGAGGCCGAGGTTTTTCCGCGCCTGCTCAACGTCGTCGACGTCTGAAAGATTGTTCTTAATCAGAAGCGCCAGCTCATGCTTTGCCTGAATCATCTTGTCAATGGCGGCCGAGAGCTGCGCGCGGTCGCTTTTTTTAAGCTGAATCCCGGCACCCTCGATAACGGCGCAAATCTCCTCCTGAACCGAATCGAAAAAGGTCTCGTCGAGCTGCGTCGCCGGAACGCCGAGCGTCGGATCGCCAGCCGTGAATCCGTTTTTGCCTGCGCCGAATTTGCCCTCTTGTGCTGTGGGGGTGTCTATACGATGCAAAGTAATTACCTCATAAAAAACCCCGCCGGAGCGGGGTTAAGTGTGAAAAGAAGCGCTTTATTCCGTGTACGCGAACACGGCTTCGGTATGAGAGGGAGCGAGCTTGTTAATCACGCATTCAATGACCGTATCGCCCCAGGTGCGGAGGCTGTCGACGCAACTTGATGCGCATGTCATGACGTCAATCGTCGCGAGCGTCGGGATATTCACCTGCCACAAATAGCGATAGTCGTCGTCCGTGGCGATATCCGGGCGCGGGTTCTCCGCTTCGTTTTGATACTGCGTGATTGAAACAGACCGATAGCCGAGCGCGTCGAGCTGTCGCCGGTAAAACGCCTCGTTAATGCCGCCGTAACCGTTGACCTTTGCCGCCAGTCGCCGCTGGCGCTGCGAGAGGGTTTGCGTCTCCTCGATGGTGCATTCATCAGGCAACCCGCATAACGCCTCGTAACGGTCGAGGAGCTGCACCGCTGCCCCCGGATCAATCTCGCGCATTAATGCCGACGACTGCGCATGTACCCGCGCCAGAGACGGCGCGAGCCCTTCGAGGAGAGGATTATTCCCCTCCCAGGCGGGGCCAGGCGGTAAAAGCCGTTTTAACAGGCGGGTATATTCATCCTCTACAGCCACGTAACCTCCTCAATATCGAGATAGGAGTTATCCGTCGCGGTCTTGCCTTTGTACTCGACAGTAACCCGGACATGAACTGTCCCCGGAGCAATGCCGGTTGCTTTCACGCCGCTGTTATCTGCACTCGGGGTAATGACGCAAAGGGTCGACGGGTCAGGCTCGCCCTCGCCTGCCGGGACAAAGCCCCAGGTAATGTTAACCCCATCCAGCGACGGCAGATTCTCAGGCGTAAAGGTGGCGGTAGCGAATGCGTCCGGGCTGTCCGGCAGCGTGACGGGGTTCGGTGAGAACGAGCCCAGGGCGACATCTATTTCAACGTCAGATCCGTTATAGTTCGACCAGGTTATTTCCCCGATAACCGGCAACTCATTAGTGCCGAGCTCTACGTCTTTCGCTGGCGATATCAGGCGATGCGCGAACTGGTCAGTTGCCAGGCTGATCGCCTCACTGATACGCGAAAGATATATCTTTCCTGACGGCTCGCCATCCCTGAACAGCGCCGATTTAATCTCTTTCGTTACCGCTGCCCTGATTGCCGGAGTATCTTTCGCAAGCGCGATTTTGAAGTCGATTTTTCTCAGCGTCGGCGGGAAAACAAACAAGCCTGAACCGGCCACCGGCGCAAGCGGAAGAATGTATTGTTTAACCGCTTCGATTAGCGTCTCATCCGGCACCGGATTATCTAAATCGCTGTTAGCAGGCATCACGCCAACCGTCCCGCGTCCGGCATGATGGCGGAACACCCAGGCGCGGGTGATCCCCGCGACGTCGGTTGCCCATATCCGGTAATCGGCATCCGCGCCGCCCTGCGGCGTGTAGTACCAGCGCGCCATGATTCGCGAGCGCCAGTCCTCCAGCGCTTCTAAATCTGTCCCGCCCTCAACCGACTCCGCATAGCCCGTCGAGGAGAGCCCGGCGACCGGCGTCATCAGGCGGAGCGGCGTTTTGTCATCGAGATTTCCGCCTGTCCCCGCATCAACCGCTTCTACAGGCGCACGGAGAACCCCCTCATCGTTGACGGTCGCGTCTGCGGTCGTGACATACTGCTTTTGCTCGTCAGTCTGCATTTCCGTCCCGGCGGGCAGCGTGATCCCGGACGACACGCTCTCCCATCGCGCATAACCGCCCGCCGTGGTTGGCTGTTTGCGCGGGACTTGTTTCAGATTCCCGTGTCGCGAAAGCCACTCCTCATCCGCAAGGTCAGGAAGCATGTTTCGCGCCAGATAGTCGAGATAGCCATAAAGCGTGTGAACGGCAGCCGCCATCACGCGCGAATAGACTTCTGCATCAAGGCGACGGAGAACGACGTCCGTCTCAAATCGCGTGAGTAAATCACTTCTGATTGTGGCGATCAGATTGGGCAAATCTGGACGCGAGAAGCCGGAGTCAGCCATTTAACACCTCCTGCCATATGTCATCGAAAATAATTGCGTGTTTGCTGCCGTCCCGCTGCCAGATAACAACTTCCAGTTGAAGCGAGTTAATCCCGGTTCGGGTGGCGGCCACGTCGACGCGCGCGGCGACGCCGTCCTCCTCCATCCAGGCGAGCGCCTGGCGGGCGTAATCCTTCGCGCGCGTCGCGGTTGCGTTGGTGAGTTTGCTCCGTTGCAGCAGGTACAGGCGGGAGCCAATCCGGTCGTTCTCCACACTCGGGTAAGTGTCACCCCACCACCCGAAAGGCTGCCCGGTTTCGTCGTCCGTCTCAGCACGTCGCCAGGAAAAAAGCGAAATGATCACGGAACGAGTAAGGTCGTCGAAATAGTCGGTCGACTCTTTCAGTAATCCATTTACAAAGATGATCATGCGTTACCCCATAGAGGCAGAAGGGCCGGTCGTTTCTGCGGTTTCGCCCCGTGCGGTGTGCGTGTGTCCGTTATATGTGGTGCGGATAGCCGACATGGTGCCGACGCCGTCGGACACCTCGCCAGCCGCTGAAAAGTCCCCGCTTGTTGTGATGGTCGGCGTCGTGAATGAGACGCCGGAGGATGCATTCACGACGAGCTGCGGCGCGTTGAGCGAGATTTTCGACTCAGCATTAACCACAAGCTCGGATGTCGTTATCTCGGTAACGCGCCCGCGCTTGAGAACAATCGAGTCACCCTCGTCAGTGTAGATAGCCACCTCGCCAGACTTGAGCCCTTTCAGCCGGTAACGCCGGTCAGCAACAGAGATAACAACGCCGTGAGAACGGTCGCCCGACGGGAACAGGACAACCGCCTCCGCGCCTGCGTGTGCGGTTGACGTGAAGCCGTAAGGCTCGATGTATTCGACGTTCTCTTTCGTTTCACCGGCAATCAGTTTTAACCCTGCCGCCTGGCATTTTCTGGAGGAGTCCAGCGCCGCCAGAACGGCGCGCGCCGCGAGATTAGAAATCGCCTGTTTGATACTCATCAGAAAAGCCAGTCCTCATCATCGCCAGATTTTTTCTTTTTGGGTGCCGCCGGTTGCGGGAGATACGCATCAGCGGGCGCGACGCGGAGCTCTGTCGTTGTCCCCTGATCGCCCTTAATGAACGTCACCTCACCGATAACCAGCTCCTCGTTATCGAAGCCGCAAAACGGGTCGTAGACGATAACTTTCATGTTCGGTGCCCACAAAGCGCCGTCACCCTGACGCCAGCCCTGAACCGTGTAAGTCGTTTCGCGTGTTTTCGCGGTGCGCTGCGCCTGCTCAAACTCGCACCGGGCCTTACAGGTCGCTGATGTCGCCGCGCCGCTTTGCTGGATTGTGTGGGGACGGTAACGGGTGATCGCGCTGTCACCGCTTTTTTGTTTGATAGCGGCGATGGTTGCCTCGCCGAAATCGTCGTCCGTTCCCGGTCGCTGACCGGTGACGAGATACTCAGAAAAACGGTCTTTGATGCTTCGCTCGGTATCACACGACAGAACGTTTTCACCCAGGACGAGCGCCGTCGCGGCTTTCGCCGAACCGACGACGCCGAGGACGAGATCGCCTTTTTCGTTGTCATAAACCAGCGCCTGAACCTGACCGAGAAGCCGGTAAAGGCAGTCAATGACCGTTTCGCCGTGCTGCGGCTGCGCATCAATAAGCGCGGTCGTCGGCGCGCCTGCGTCGATGACATTCACTTTAAACGGCCCGGCCAGCGAGGCGGCAATCTCCGCAAGCGTTGCGCTGGTGTGCTGCGATGGCGTGGCGGTGCAATCAATCAGATCGCCGGTTTTGCTGCGTCCGACTATCGCCATGCTTAACGAGCGCGCGTCATAGCGAACGGGCGTCGCCTCAACCCATCCGGTGAGGACAAGATCGTCGCCGATTCTGACCTCGACCGCGTCGCCGTTTTTTATCTGCGGCGTGGAGTCTGTCGCACCAGGCCATTGGCGGGTGATTTCAACGTTGAAATCGCGTGCGGCGCGGTCAACCCCGGCGGATATGCGAACGGATGTCCACCCGCCCCACTCGCGCCCGTTCACGCGTAAGAAAACGGTGTTATTCATCGTACAGGAACCCTCAGCGGCACCACCGGCACAAAGCCGGGGTGCGCTATGTTGTTGCGATAGAGAATGTCAGTTTCCCTACTGGCGTCGTCGAACCACTGCGCCGCCAGCACAACCGCCGGGAGCGATTCGGACGGCGTTACAGAGACGGTTTTCTCCACCTGCGCCAGACGCGACGAAATATCTTTGTTGAGGTCGGCCCGGAGCGTCGTCAGCGCCATAAAAACGGCATCGTCGGTTGTGCGGGCCTGCTCGCTGTCTATCGCCGCATTAAGCGCGGTGCGGATATCCGTTAAGTCGTCCCAGGTTGCCGGTGTGGCGCGGGCCGTGGTGGCGGGCTGTGAATCCAGCGCGGGGTGATTGATATTGACAATATCCGATACGGGATTTGCGCCCCCCTGCAACGCCCTGTTACTCGGCGGCGTCGGGATTTGCGCGACCGCGCGCGCCGCTTCGGATATCGAGACGACGCGCATCGTCGAGGCGACAAGGTTCGTCTGGGCCTTGCGTGAGGCGGTTGTCCCGCTGTCTGTGCTCCAGATGCCGCGAGGCGCTAACCCGGAATCAACGGTAACGCCGCTGATGGTCTTAACCATCGTGACCAGGTCCGAGGCGTCGCCGGAAAGCCGTGTCCCGGCCCGCCAGGCTTTTTGCAAGTTGCGAACAAAATCATTAGCGGAGCTTGGCGGCATAAGGATCACCGACAAATCGCCCTGAACAAGTCGCATGGCGGCGGAGATACCGGAATCAACCATTGTGAACGCGTCGGCGATAACGTCGAACATCTCCGCCGCGTCAGCCAGAACGCCGCTCTGAACAAAATCGCTTAACCCGTCGAGGGAGAACGCCGAGAAAGCGCCGTAGGTGGCATCGGCCATAGAACCCGCCGAGCTGTCGAGACTCGCGTCGGTTGCCGTGCCGAATGTCGGGAATGTCAGCTCGCCGGACTCGACAAACTGAAACGACACGCGACACATTCGCCCTTCCTGATTGCTGTGCGTCACGCGTACCTGACCGTCGACATTGCCCTTCATTTCCCCGTAATAGGGATGAACCAGCGTCGCCGCGCCCTCTGTCTCGATGGCGGCAATAAGCCGGTCGCGCTTCTCGGGGTAATCATCACCGATGAGATAAGCATTGATGGTTATCCGTCGCGCGGCGCGCCCTAAATCCTCGGTAAACGGTTTGTCGCGGTTGGGGTATTCGTGAACCTGAACGCGGCGGCCAAAAACGCCCTCATCGCTTTCTACCTCAAAGGGAACGCCGCGAAAGGAGGCGCTTTGCAGACGCGCGCGCCAGCCGGTTTCAAATGCCATGATCGGCCCTCATAAAAAAACCCGCCGGAGCGGGTTTAACGTGGGTTTCTGAAAGGTGAATATGCGACATCGGTTTTCACCGACATAAACGGATCGCCGGATTTCGGCTCGATAACCCGCATCCCTGGCGGAGCATTTTCAAACGTGACGGTTAACTCGCTTTGTGAGCGGCTTCCGACGGGGCGCGAAAGGCCAACGTTGGGCGAGTAGCGGCCATTAGGGATCGGCGGGGTGTAGTCCTGCCCGGTGATACCCGCCCATATCTCCTTCGCACGCTCACCGAAGCCGTAATATCCGCGCTCCCGCTCCTTAGCCTGCATCTTATGCACGGCAAACGCCCCGGAGCTTTCACCCGCTGCCTTAGCGTCAGTTTCAAGCTCTTTGAGCGCCTGAAGCATGGAGACCGCTATACCGATAGTGACAGTCATCGCGCCCATTTTGCCAATCTTGCCGAGGGTGCCGGAGAGCGCCCCGGCCAGCGCGACAGCCTCGCGAAGCGAGCCGAGGGTTTTGATCGCGAAAGAGCCCGCCATTACCGCCCCCACTCCCTCGATCACTCTTTCCCATCCGCCGAGCTCCTGCGCCACGTTGTCGACTTCCTGCCACACTTTTTTAATGACCGGCCCGACCTCGTTCCAGTGTTCGATAATCTCATAAGCGCCAAAAACAAGAAGCCCTATCGCCGCTTTTGCAGGACTCATGTTCATGGCGAAATTCATTATCTTAATGGCCCGACTCACTGCACCGGTTGCAGCGGCAACCCCCAGCAAAGCCGCCCCTAATTTAGCGAGGGATTTCACAATTTCAGGATTCTGCCGGATCAACTCAAGCGCCTGCTTCATAAACGGCTTAACCGCCTCGGCAACTTGGACAATCATCGGCAAAAATTCATTCCCGACAGTAATCGCCATCGCCGTAAACTGATTTTTCAGGATCTGGAGTTGTTTCTCTGTGGTGTGAACGCGCGAATCGTATTCGCGTTGTGTGGCTCCGGCATATTTGGTCGCATCAGAGACAGCATTAAAGTTTTTCCGCAACAGATCGAGATTAGTAAGAAGCGGCGCTATCGCCTTGATTGACTCCCTGCCGAAAAGCCATTCCAACCCTTTGGCCTGCTTATCTTTAGAGACATGGCTCAGTCCTTCAAGAACACGGAGCATCATCCCCCGGCTGTCTTTCTGCATCCCTTTGGCCACTTCCTCAGAGGTCAGGTCGATAGCTTTAAGAACTGCTTTCGCATTACCGGTGTTAGCATTGGTCAGTGCGAGCATGAAATTCTGAATCCCGGTTCCCGCTACGTCAGCATCCACCCCAACGCCGGTAATCGTTGCAGCAATCGCCGCAAGGTCACGCGTTGAAACTCCTGCCGTCGTCGCCAGGTTGCCGACAGACGTCACCACTGCGCCGATTTTTTTCTCGGTCGTCGGGCCAGTCATGGCGAGATAGTTCATCTGATCTGACAGTGTCATGACCTCGTCTTGCGTCAGCTTAAACGACGTCCGCCACACCGCTAACTGATGTCCGGCATCCGCTGCCGTCATGCCAAACCCGACGGCGGCTTTTGTGGCGTCCTCGGCGAAGCGCGTAAGCTCTTTAAACGGGATGCCTGCATTACCCGCCTCAGCGACAATCTCGGCGATACCCTCAGCGGCCATCGGGAGCCGCGTCGACATATCGACGATATCTTTTGTCATTTTCTGGAATGCTTTCGGCTCGTGAAGCTCCTCTATTGCCTTACGGGCGTCGGCCATGTTGTTTTCAAGGCCCATGGCCTCTTTTGAGGCTCCCGCTATTGCTCCGAGAATGGCACTCCCTGCCACACCTGCACCGACCGTGAGCCCCGAGAGTTCTTTCTGGAATCCTTTTAGCTGGCGTTGCATCTCCTTTAGCGGAGCCGAAAGGCGATCAACGGCGGTGATAATCGCTTTCAGCTCGAATGAATCAGCCATTGCCTTTTAACTCCTCATTAATGCGAACGGCTTCGGCCTCCATCTCGGCGAAATCCGAGATTGAGGCGCGTTTCAGCTCTAAAGGGTTTACTCGCCAGAAGTGGGCGACGTTGTAGAGGCGTCGACGGAGTCCGCTTCCGTTCCCGAGGACGTAAAAAAACCCATGATATGCATGGAGATCATGAACACATCACGGAGCGCCAGTTTTTCGGCGGAACTGCGGGGAATCCCCGCCAGTGCGGGGATGTATTTCAGGGCGACGGCGCTGTCGATTTTCATTCCGCCATCACCGGCAACGGTGAACGGGAAACCGAGGGACTCGACCTCATCGAAGCGCGGCGGGCGTAGTTCCAGCACATGAAGTTTTTCGCCGTGCGCCATGACTGGCTGGGAAAGTGTAATTTCTTTAATCACTGATAAAAGCCCTCCTGACCGTGAAACTCAATGTCGACCGTGCCGTCCTCGGGGTTATGGTTCATTTCGCCATTAACCCACGCGTTAGAAAGGACATACACGTCCCCGTTTGCGAGCTCGCTCGTTACCGTCATGTTTTCCGAGCTGATCAGCTTGTCGCGCGGGAACCCCTTCGGAACTTTCGCGGTGAGTTTGGTGTAGGGCGCGCGGTGCGTTTCCTTGTAGTCGACAGAGCCATCAAGAGCGATCACGTCCTCTTTAAGACGCGTGTTCATGGGAACCTCCACGCCGCCGGTTGCGGAGAGCTGGAGCCCGTCAACTTTGATGTAACAGGTGCCTGCAATCTTACCCATTTGCCATTTCCTCATTCGAATACTGGAGGCGGAACTGATTTTTAAGCGCGAACACGCGGAGTTGATTCACATAATCAGCCGGGAACAGAACGTCGACGCGGTTCGGGTCGTCAGCGTTACGCTCAACAATTAGGTATTTTTTGAACACGTCGAAATTCTCGACGATACCGGCGAGCTCCATTTCGCGATAAGCGGCGCACATTTCACCGCGTAACACGGACGGAGTAACAATCGCCTGACCAGGCCCGAAGCGAGTCCCGTCATTCGCGAGCTTGTGTCGCGGATATTTGGTCGTGATGATCGATTTCAGCTTGCGCAGAACATAGGCGGAGGTGTGGAGCGTTTCGCTGTCGAGATAGCTGTTATCCGCCACGCCGAATTTGTTCTTCTGATAGGTCGTTATATCGCGCTCGATAAGAAGCGTCCCGCTGTTTACGGTCGAGCTGGCGATCCCGTGAGTCAGCAGGGACTGGCGCTCGGTCATGGAGTAACGCTCACCTACCGGAGCCGGTAACGCGCCGGTGATTTCACCGGTCTGTGTCGGTCGGGCCGGATCATTGCGGATAAAAACTGCCTGACGTCCCAGACGGGACGCGAGAAGCTCCTCCGGCGCGGTCTGTGTTTTCGGCTCATAACCCGCAATGGTGAGGTGCGGGTCGTTAAGCGTTTCCCCGAACGCGACGAGATCCGTCAGGGCGCCTATTTTGACGGTGTACACATGCCCGTAAAGCTGACGTGACCAGCTCCAGCGGCCCGAGGTATCGTTCATCTCCTCGCCCATCTGCTTTAACGTCGCGGCGTCGTTATACGGCAGGCCGATAAAATCGAACGGCTCATCGCCCATCGCGGGGATCACGTTATCGAGACTGATTACTCCCGCGCCGTCCTGCATGGCGGACAGGGAAACGGTCAGACCGTCCGGGATTTCTTCGCCGCTAATCGCGCCGTAATAGTTCAGCATCAGCGGGATCTGATTGCCCGCCTCGCCGCTGTATTTTGCGGTCAGCGTGACTTTTGCCCCGATAACCTCAGCGGCAGCGCGGGCGGAGGTCGCTTTTTTGAGGCTTCGTTTGGCTGATCGCACTTCGCCTTGTTCGACAGTAACCGCGCACACGCCAGAAAGCCCGGAACCGTCGGTCGTCGTCGCGGTAACGTTGGCGGCACCTTCAGCAATACCGGTAACGGTGCCGTTATCGTCAACCGTGGCGATCGCGGTGTCGTCAGATTCCCAGGACAGGGTTTTATTGGTGGCGTTGTCCGGGAGAATGGTCACGTCGACGCCTGCGCTTTCGCCGGTTTTGACGGTCAGCGTCGGGGCGACCGTCAGCCCGGTGATTTTTACGTCACTGGTAATAGCGGTCGCGGACGCCAGAACAGGCAGATCGGGGTCGGCATTAATGGCATCGGCCAGAGACTGCGCCGCGTCCAGCGCTGAATCGCCGGACGTTACCGCGCCCGCAATACGTTTGGCACCGATATACAGCGAGACCGCGCCCGACGCGTTAGCGCTGCCGGAGAACGTTACCTCACCAACCGCCGGAGCCCCTTCCGGGTCAGAAACGGCGATAACATACAGCTCGCCAAACGGATCTGTTTTGCGATAGGCGTCCACCATGCGCGCCAGCGGTGATCCCTGCCCGCATAACTTGCGCGCCTGATCGGCGGTCGGCATCAGAACCAGCTTATTACGCTCGATGGTTGCATCTTCCAGCGCCTGACCAATCAGGAGCGCGGGCGCGGAGGTCTGCGCGGTGTTGGCCTTGCTGTTATCCATTTCCGCATAAAACAGCGGAACGCGGATATTTGAGGGGATGGAATCAAAACTAACAGACATTTAATCGCCCTTTTTTTGAGAGGTTTCTTTTACATCGCCGTCCATGAGACGGCGGAGCCAGTAGGAGTTTTTTTCGACATTTCTCCCCTTTTCGGGCAAAAAGTCGCCCCGGCGCGGATCGGGAACTTTCCGCCCGTTAACTGGAATGACAAACATGGGGTTTACTCCGTGAAGTGGATTTCGTCGTGATGCTCGATGTCGCCATCCGGCCCGTTGCCGGGGTCGATAAAGTCCATGTCGATAACTACTGTCTTAAGAGGTTCCAGTGAATCAAGGTCGACGCCATGGCGGGTGTCATCACTTGTAAGCTCACGCATCGCGGTAAAATCGAACTGGTAATAAAGCGCGGCGCGGTTCATTTCGACCACCTGCCCGCCGTCATACTCAATCGGATGTGTGTTTTCGTCCGGCTCCCAGCCCAGCAGGGCGAGGAATATTTCGCGGCGGATAGTGTCGACGGCATCAAAAGCGGCGGTTTGCCCGCGCAAGTCACGCCGGTTGTCGAGCACGACAACCACGGCGAAAGCCTCATTCACAACCTGGTAGTAGTCGGTTTGAGACTCCTGGCGGGAGACGGTATCGCCGGTCGGAATGACGTAAGCGGCGGGAAGCATCATCTTTGCGTTAGGCTCCAGCGCCTGAAACTCAGCCGCGCCCGCGACTCGCGATTTAAAAGACGGAGCTCGCTCTCTCAACGCCTCGATAATCAACGATAATTTCATGCCCTTACCCTCCTGACTTTCGGCGGTCGCAAGGCTTTTCGTAACGCGCGTTGCAGTGTGTAGCGCGTCCAGGCTTTGCGCTGCGCTAACACTTCGGTCATGTAGTTATTACGTGGGGCCACCTTCCACCCGGAGCCGCCGGATTTGCCTTTGTGGTGCGAGCGCTGCCGCTTCGCGCCACGGCGAACGCCGTAGAACAGAAAGGCCGGGTAAAAGTCACCCTCAAGGGGCCGGTTGCCCTCGCCACGTTTCTGGTTCGGCGCGATTCGCACCATCAGGCCGGGACGGTTTTTCGAGGCTCGCGGAACGTAATAGCCGATTGAGCGCGCCAGCCTGCCGGTTTTGTATCCGGGGTTTTCGCCGGGTTTCGACGTTCCCCGCTTCGTCACCAGCCGACGGGCATCCTTCATGTGAACCTGACCGATTTTGACGAATGCCTGGCGCATGACGGGGCGTTTAAACTCCATCTGCTCCGGGACGTCGTAATCGACGTGAAAGAGAGGGGAATCAGCCATAAACCACCCCACAGTAGTGATCCGCGTCGCCGAGGCTCTCGCACTCCAGGAGCAAGAACCGGTGCTCGGAATTGAGATCCCGGATTCTGCGGACGCGCAAAACCTCACCTCCGGGCAATACCATTTGCCACTCGTTCGACATGCCCGACCGGTAGCGGATCGTGATGAGGTGCGTCACGGCCTCGCCGGTCTGAACAGAGGACTGATAAGTCGTCGCGCCGGTTTGCTGGACTCTCGCCCAGGCCCGGAAGGTGTCGAGCTCCTCGCTTTCCGTGCCGAAATCAGCCGCCGGTGAATCAACGCGCTTTTTGAACTGAACGCGTCGGTTAAGCTCTCCGGGGTCGGGAAACGAATAGCGCGTCGCTGTCTGTGACGGGCTTCTTTTCATAGCGGGATAAACCTGTATGCATCGACAAGCCATTTAAACGACTGCGGCATCTCTGTCATTTCCACGTCAGACGTTGATGATCGGTTTTCATAAAAATGACTACAGAGCATCAGCATTGCCTGGCGGATATCGTCAGATACGACGAGTCCGTCCTCGTCAGTGTCGGGGACTTCCGTCGCGTATAACCTGCGGTTGAGGTAATTCGAGGTGCGGGCCTCAGCGGCCCCGCCGAGGAGGGTTAAAAGCGCGTCCTCCTCGGTGAAATCCTCCTCAATACGCAACTGCGTTTTAATTTCTGAAAGGGAAAGAATCACGGCTCGGCCTCAATAAAAAACGCCCCGGAGGGCGTTATTTAGATGTAGTTCGCTTTTCCGCTGTGACAGTGACGGCGCAGGAAGCAGAAACGCCGGAGCCGTCCGCCGCTGTCGCGGTAACGCCTACCGGGCCGCCCTCAGCGACGCCAGTCACAACGCCCGAGGCGTCAACGGTTGCAATGGCTTCGTCTCCTGACGTCCAGTTAAGCGCCTTGTTTGTGGCGTTTGCCGGGGTGACACTTGCTTTAATTGGCGAGGCTACACCGACCGCGACAGAAAGCACGGTCGGATCAAGTGTCACCCCGGTTACTTTGCCTCGTCTTTACCGACCAGCGCTTTAACCGCTGCGGCATCTTCGAGAGCGCAGTCGAAGCGATGGAAGGCCAGGAAACCGACCTGATCATATTCCGCGTAACGCTCAGTGAGTCGCATCAGGGTCATGTACGCCACACGGCGTAAGATGAAGCGGTCAAAGTCACCGCAATACACGAACTGTTTACCCGCGCCAATATCGGCAATCGCCTGATCAATAACGTAAGGCACGTTGAGCACGGTCGCCGGTGCCATACCAACCACATCCGGGAGCCAGAGCGGACGGCCCTGCGCATCTTTCATAGAGGAGATTTTCAGCAGGGTATTGTCGTTAAATGCAAAGCGGAATTTCGGCGAATTGCGATAGGCAGGATCGACGCTGTGTTTCAGCGCGAGCAACTCCTCCCAAGTAAACGCGTCAGCGGCTGCGGCGGATGTGGTTTTCGTCACCCACTTAGCCAAGCCTTTAACGTTTTTACCGGTGCCGTCACCGTTAACGATTTGCGCTGCTTCGCCACGGCCCAGGCGCTGCGCGATACGTGCGGCCAGATAGCCGTTCATGTCGATGCCGCTATCCAATAACAGCTCGTTAGAAACGCGGATAATTTTCGACGTCATTTTTTTGGCACCGATAGTGATCGGCTCGAAAGTGACATCGCCTTCGCTCGCTTCCTCGTTCTCTCCAAGCATCACGCCCATATCAGCGGTGCCGTCACTGTAAGTCCAGTCGATATCCTGACCGTTCGAGGTGCTCAGAATCTGGCAAACACCCGCGATCCCGCCGTAAGCTTTCATTGCCTCAACGACACGGTTTCGGAACTGTTTCGGCACAGTGAAACCGCCTTTAGAACCGCCGCCCTCGCCGTCGTCGATACCTTGGGCGCGGAACTCTTTTAGAGTGCGCTTTTCTTCCGTTGACAGCTCCCCTAAGCCGTGGCGGACAAACTTGTCGAAAACAGCGGCGCGGCGTTCATCTTCGGAGCCCTCCGGGTTGTTGCGGTGTTCGGGTTCGTTTTCGGCTGCGAGGATATTATCCATCGCGCGGAGTTCTTCCTCGCGCTTAATCGCCGCGTCGAGCTTGTCGTATTCGTGCTTTGCATTGTCCCACTGGCTGCGCTGCTCCTCAGTCCAGGACCCGTCGCCGATTTTTTCGTTCAGGGCGCGCATTTCAGCGGCGATAGTGGCGCGTTTTTGCTGCATTTCGTGCAATTTCATAAGATCTATCACTCTTTTTTCAGATATAAAAAACCCCGCCGAAGCGAGGTTGTTTAATGAATTGTTTATTTAAAATTACGGTCGCGCTATCAGGTCGAGAACACGCTCGCGAGCGGCTTTCTCTGTCGTCTGCTTTTGCCGCGCCTCAGCACTCCGCTGATCCTGCTCTGCCTGTTGGCTGCGCCACTGCTCCAGCGAACGGACGGCGCTATCGGCCTCCTGATAAGCCGGATAGGTGACAGGCGAAACGTCCAGCAGGCGGGAAAAGCGAGTAATTTCGCGAACGACGACGCCGTCCTCGTCCTGATACCAGCGCTCGCCGTCGCGGGCGACGCGGAAAGCAAAGGAGCTTTGCGAAATGTCGCCGCGCTGCATCGGCGCGAGAACCAGATCGCGGATTGTCTGCGTTTGTGGCGCTGTAATTTCATAACGCAAGCCTCTGTCGTCGACAGAAAGGGACAGCGTTCCCGCAGAGCTGCGTCCTAAAATAAAATTCGGGTCATGGTTAAACAGGGCGCGAACATCGTCCCCGAGAACGTCGTCGAACGCTCCCGGTTTAATCACTTCGCGAAATGAGCCGAAAATCAGTTCCGAACGGCTGTTAAATACGGACGCATAGCCAATAATTTTGGTGGGTTCGCCCTCAACCTCAGCGGCGCGGACTTCACCAACGTAACAGCGCTTTTCAATATCACTCATTGTCAGAGGTTCCCTCCGGGGTTTTGTCTTTACTTCCGCTTGTCTGCGCGGCATTGACCGAAACGAGCATCTCATCAAGCCCCGGAACCGGGTTTTTATCTTCCAGCGCTCGGACTTCGTTACGGCTTAACCAGCCGTCGGTGATTGCGTAGTGGTAGAACTCGGCTCGCTCTTTCGGCGTACCACGCAACAGCCCGGCCAGATTGAATTTGACGTAATAACCGGCGGCCAGCTCCTGCCGGGTAAACAGGCGGCGATTTAGCTCCTGCTCCCAATTAACAACCCACGGCATAATCGTGAATCGCACGAACTGAATCGACTGCTCGGAAATGTTGGAAAACGTCGCTTTTTCGAGGTCGTTAATCATGTGCGCCGGCACATTGAAAATCCCCGCTATCATGCTGCGGTTTAGCTTCATCATCTCGACGAGTTGCGCGTCTACTGGCGATATGGTCAGGGCTTTGTAATCCAGCTCGGCAGGGAGTAAGAGCGTTTTGTTTTCCTGCGAACGGAGCGCGGTAGCGGCTTTCTGCCAGATTTTTTTAAGCCGATCCCACGATTTATCGTTCAGCTCCTGCTTAACGGACACTATCCCCGCTGGGCGCGCATTGCCGTTAAAAAAGCTCTCTGTGTACTTCTGCCCCGAGAGTCCCAGGCCGATAGTTTGCGCGTGCTGCATAATCGGGGAGATCCCCCATTTGTCGCAGTTACCAATCGACTTAATATGAACCATATCGTCGGGGTGAACCGACCAGCTCCCTTCGTCGGTGTAAATCCCGTAACGCCAGCGGCCATCAAATTTAGTCAGACACGACTCCCATGGCATCCGGTGCGCCAGCTCGATAACCTCGCCGCGCCGGTTGCGTTTAATCTCTGTGTACGCATTGCCCCAACCTAAAACGTGGCGTTGCATCAGCTCGCGCCATTTATACGAGGTTTCCCACGGGTTCGGCTCGTCATGAACGAGATGGAAAACTGGATGTTCTGTTGCCTGCCGAACGTTTTTCCCTTCGCGCCGCAAAACGTGTAGGGGCATTTGCGCCAGGTTCGACGAGAGAACGTAAATACAGGAATAAACCGCCGCTAGTTTCATAGCCGTCTCAGGCGAGACAAAAACGTCTGAAACCATGCCAGACGTTGTCGCGATATTTTCGCCTGTCAGCGGTGTGGCGGGATTTTCGGGATTACCCTGCCCTGCATTAGGGTCAGAACGGAAAAACGCGTCGAGTAACATCAGCGCCTCCTGTTGCGGGCCATTGCAAACCCGGTTATCAGAAAACCGCTACCAGCTACCGCCAGCGCCGGAGCCAGACCAAAGCGCAGGTAGCTTGCAGCAACAAGCAAGCCAAAGCCTGCGACGCCAAACAGGTCGTGGATTTTCATATAGCTAGAATGTCCTCGTCGTCGAGATTAGAAAGGAAATCGCCTTGCTCGTTGAGCATGGCCCGGCCAACACCCATCATTGCCGCGACTGCGCCGTCAATTTTGTTCTCGTTGCCCTCTTTGGTCGGACGGACAACATCGTCAGAGCCTGCGTAATACTTGCCGACAACGTTCTGGATGCACCAGGTCAGGATCGGGTTTCCGTCGTGATGGAAACGGCCAGCCGCGAGCGCGGCCTCGATTTCTCGCATCGGGTCGGACATGTTCGTAAAGTTCTGCGTAATGGTGACAGGATTTAGCCCTTCATCGTTGAGCATATGCGCCAGTGACGTCGCGCCGTAAGGGTCGATGGGGCATATCTCGATTTTCACCTTGTCACGGAGCCTGAGAATCGACTCGAAAATCACCCGATAATCGACTTCTGCGCCATCGGTCGGGATCAGCACACCTTGATTTACAAACGACTGATAGCGCTCGGCGGTGCGTTTTAGCTGCGGATCTGTTGAGTAGACCGTATCCTCTGGCACCCAGAACTGAGCGCCGACGCAGTAAAAGTGTTTAAGCCCATCGATTTCCCGCATGAATACTGGCACCACGGCGTTGAGGTCGAGCTTTGATGCCAGGTCGATCCCGAGATAACACGGCTCTCCCTCGAAATCGGCAAGCGTCAGCGACGGGTCGGCAGCCTCCTGCCAGCGCTGCATGTTGTAAAACGCGGCTTTACTTGAGACCCAAAGGTTGAAGTGCTTGGTCAGGATCTTGTTAGTCTGGCTCGGGGTGGTTTTTGCAAGCTCCTGCTTGGCGCGCAGAAATTCAGGCTTGAGCGAAACGCCAAGGTTAGGGTTCGCTTTCCGAATGGCTTCCTCAGAGGTCCAGTCGTCATCCTTATCAAGGGTGTAAATGATGCCGAAAATCGTCTCATTTGCACCGTCAGTGCGAATGCCTTCAAGAATTTCCACCACCTGTGAGCGCTTGTCATAACAGGGGGAGGCTATATCGTAGCCCGCTGTCGTGATGATGAGCGTCAGGGGCTGTTCACGCGCCCCTTGCCCGGTCGTCATTGTCGTGTAAAGCGCATCTGTGGCGTGTTCGTGATACTCGTCGATAATCGCACAGCTCGGCGAGTCACCATCACCAGGATCGCCGACAATCGGCGCAAACACCGAGCCATCTGGCCGGGTCATTTTTTTTGCCCACGGCTTTATTGAGAAGCGCTTACGCAGCGCCGGGAGTTTCTGCACCATTTGGCGCGCAGGTTCAAAGACTTTAAACGCCTGCTTTTCTGTCGTGGCTCCGCAGTAAACTTCAGCGCCGTGCTCGTCGTCCGCGCAGAACATGTAAATGCCCACGCTGGCAGCGATGAGTGATTTCCCGTTCTTACGGGGAACCTCGATATAAATCTCCTGGAAGCGGCGAAGTCCATCTGATTTGCGAACCCAGCCAAACGAAACGCAGAAACAAAACTTTTGCCAGTCCTCCAGCGTCAGCCGGAGCTTTTTACGGGCCCATTCGCCGGACGTGTGGGGCATTTTTTGCGAGAAGCGACAAAAACGCTCGGCTTTATCTCTGTCGAACCTGTATGGCCAGCGCTGATCTTTGGCCCGCTCAAGGTCATTAAGATGGCGCTGACAAGCGAGCTTTACATAACGGCAGGCGAGAATCTTCCCAGCGACAACATCCCGCGCGTAGCGATTCGCGTCGTTAACGTTCGGATAGGTCGCCATAAGTTAAAACTCATCAAATTCATTTCCCTCTTCATCGTCAGGCGTACCCGCACCGAGCATACGCGCACGACTCATTGGGTCCAGGCCCAGCAACGAGCCAAGCCTGGCTATCTGCGCTACGGCATCGTTTCGAACATTAATCGCGGGATGTTTTTTGATGCCGCTCTCGCCGGTAGCGATGATTCCACTGGTTGCGATCATCTTCTCGGCTTCGATCATGAGGTGAAATGCATTGCAGTAGGCCATGAGGACAGGAGCGTCCTCCGGTTCAAATAAACCACGCTCAATAAGTATCTTTGAGGTGCTTTTCCAGACCTTCACCGCAACGGCGCTCATTAGCTCTTGTGGCGGTCTGATATTTGTAATTGAGCTTTTGCCGCTTACAGGGAGATTCTTCTTTCGACCACCACCAGCGGCCCGGACTCCGGCCATAAATTCACCTCCTGGCTGAGCAAAAATCCGGCGAAAAGCCCCCGGAAAAAAATTCTTATTTCTCACGCGTAAAAATTTAGCGGGGCGGGCAGTCTGGAGCGCTTTATCCCCCAGAGATTTACCCCCGCCCCTCCCTGCTCACTGTTCCTGATGCCCTGCATCTTTCACCGCATCACGCTCAGTCGCTCTCTCGCTGTTTTAGCCTTGTGATGTTCAGAGCAAATGCATTCGAGATTACTCGGGTCGTCTGTGCCCCCGTGAGCTTTAGCAATGATATGGTCGACGCTTGAACCGGGACGAATGACGCCCTCACGCTTACAAGTCTGACACAACCCCTTGTCACGCTTGATAACTATGTTCCTTACCTTGCGCCACTCTGCGCCATAGCCTCGCTGTGTTGCTGTGCGCCCGTTGTTATAGCGTTCCCAGCCAGCACTTTTATGCGCTTCGCAATATCCGCTTCTGTCTGTAGTTGATTTACCACATCCACGTTTACGGCAGGCTTTAGGGATTCTTGGTGGCATGGTTACTTCCACTTACATAGTCATGTTGTTCGCCGCCACGCGAGATTTGCTGATAAAAGATCATGATTACTGGTAGCTAATACATGGCTGACCTTTTAAATACATTATTGGTGCCGACATAAGCAGAGCTGGAGCACATAAGTAGCATTTATACCCACGTCCTCGTTGCGCTTATTCTTGAGTTCGGCGATTCTGTTTTGGATGTCAGGTTTTGACAGGTTTTCGGAGGCGGTGCGGTTAGCCGTTTTGACGCTGTACCCCGCCCGAATCGCCGCCTGTGTGGCGTTTAAGTCAATGAGGTACTCGCGACAGAACATCTCTTGTTTGTCGGTAAGTGCCAT